CATGGATCTTGTCAACTGGGCCGACACCCGCGACAGCAAGTGGGCGCCAAGGGAGTTCGACAGCGGCGAAGAAGGCTACAAGCAGTACCTTGCCGAAATCGCGCAAGACACCCGCAAAGTGCTGCTGGACATGGACTTGCCATCGTGGGCAGACGAGATCATCACGTCCATTGGCGACGCGGCCAGCATGGATCAGTTGTCTGCCGCGCTGCAGCAGATCGGCGCGATCCAGACCACATTCACAAATCTTGGCAAGGCCATCGAAGGATTTGCCGGGATGACCGACAGCGCGTTCGCAGCGCTGATGCGGGCGTCGGGCGGCATCGATGCTCTGTCGGCCAACGCAAACACGTACTACGAAAACTTCTACTCCGAGGCAGAAAAGACCGCCAACGTCACCAAGAGCGTATCCGACGCACTCGCCGCCGTGGGCCTTGAAATGCCCAAGACCCGCGCAGAATTCCGCGCCCTGGTGGATAGCCAGATGGCCTTGCAGCAAGGCACTGGCGACATGAGTGTGGCCATCCAAGCGATTTACGATCAAGGACTAGACCCCGAACGGGAACAGCAGGCAATCGACCGAGTGTTCGCATCATCGAATGCCTTGCAAGACGGCGCCACAACTGCCGTTGCCGCCCTGCTGGGTGTGTCTGGTGCCTTCGCCCAGCTGCAAGACGCTGCCAGCGCCCTGCGCACCGCCCTGCGCACCGCCCTGGGCAGCGCCTTTGACCAACTCGCGCAGTCGCTCGATAGCATGCACGGCGACGTGTCGAAAGCCGACAAGCGCGTGGCCGATGCCCGCATGGAAATCTGGAGCGGCTACGCCGATGCGCAGCAGCGCGTGATTGATCTGGAGATGCAGGCCGCAGAAGCGACGCGCGGGTTTGCGCAGTCGCTGCGCGGCTTTGTGTCCGACCTCGCTACCGGCCCGGGCAGCAGCATGGGGCTGGAGAGCCGCTACCGCGCCTTGCAGCAGCAGTTGCAACAGACGGCAGCGCAGGCAGGCGCAGGCGACCAGGGCGCCCGTGACAGCCTGACCGGCGTGGCATCGTCCTACCTCGACGCCTCCCGCAACCGCAGCCGCACCAGCGTGGACTACGCCCGCGACGAAGCTCGCGTGCGCGTCATGCTGGGCAACATGGCGACGGTGGCCGAATCCGATCCGCTGGTGCAAAAGTACGACGCCGAGAGCCTGACGATCCAGCAGCAGATTGCCGACGCGCAGGTCGATGTGGTTAAGTACCTGGCCCTCATGGAAGCCACTGGCACCAGCACAGACCTGGGCATCCAGACCGTAGACAAGACCCTGGCCCAGCTGCGCGACGAATACGTGGGCGCCACGCAGGCGCAGGCATTGGCCAATCTCAAGCTCGACGTGGCCCTGGCAGCGCTCGACGCGCTGGGGCTGACGGAAGAGCTGGTCAAGGCCATTGCGGACAACCAGACCAACAGCCTGTCTGCCGCTCTGAACATCACCGACGAAGCCCTGGCCAGCATCACCGGCGCCCTGGGCCTCACGCCCGAGAACGTGTCCGAGCTGGGCCAGCAGTTTGCCGTGGAAGTTGCCCTGCTCGTTGGCCAGGCCGCTACCGACCTGGCCGCCACGCTGCAGGGCGCGCTGGCCTTCGACCCATCGCAGTACGACGTGCTGCGCGGTGTGCTGGGCTACGACCCGGCCATCATCGCGCCGCTGGCGACGGCCCTGGGCCTCAGCCCCGAAGCCGTGCAGCAGCTTGCCAGCCAGATTACCCTGCAGGACGGCGCCGCCGAACTGCTGGCGCGCGTGGCCGATGGCTTGCCGCTCAGCCCCGATGCCGCCCAAGCCCTGCAGGCCGCAGCCGAGGGTGTGGGTTTGAGCGCAGGCGCTTCCGACTTGCTGGGCGCCATGCGCGCCGGGCTGGGCCTGGGGGCGCATGCCACCGATGCACTAGCTGCTGGTGTTGGCCTCACCGCAGGCGCTTCGGAGCAATTGGGCGCGCTGGCAGGGGGCATCGGGCTTGCGCCAGAATCTGCGGCCCTGCTCGCACGCGACATGGTGTTTGGCGTTGACGTGGGCGCTGACGTAATTGCGTCGCTGGCATCTTCGCTCGGTATCAGTCCAGATGCTGCGCACGCGCTCGCATCAAGCATCGCCCTGCAAGACGGATCGGCAGAGCTGCTGCGCAGTGTTGCAGATGGCTTGCCTTTGACAGCCGATGCCGCCCAAGCCCTGCAGGCCGCAGCCGAAGGCGTTGGCCTCACGGCGGATGCCACGGATGTGTTGCAAGCACTGCGCGCTGGGCTGGGGTTGGCCCCCACCAGCGCCGACGCATTGCACGCCCTGAACGCAGGCATTGCACTGGAAGCGGTAACTGCTGAACAGGTCAATGGGCTGAACGCTGGCATTGGCCTGAACGCCAGCGCAGCCGCCCAGGTGCAGGGCCTCTTGGGCGGACTCATGCTAACGCCCGCCGCGTCAGATCAAGTTCAGGGGTTGTTGGACGGCATCAAGCTCGCTGCCGCCGACCGCGCGACGATCGAGCGCATGCTTGGCGGGATCGTGCTTGAGCCCGCAGCAGCCGCTGCGCTCAGCGCGGGACTGGGTGTGCAGGCGGGCCTGCTGCCCATGCTGGGCACAGCCCTCGGCTTGTCTGCCGATGCCGCAGCCGCCATTGCATCTCTGAGTGCCACCGCAGGGGCGCCGCGCGGGTTTAGCGGAGCGGGCTACTTTGAAAAAAATGCCGACGTTGCACAAGCCTGGGCGAACAACGAGGCCGGTGCGCGCGACCAGTTTGCCGACCCAGAAACCTTTGCGCTGTATCACTACCTCAAATACGGCAAACAAGAAATGCGCAGCTTTGCGGTGGGTACTAGCTACGTCCCGCAGGACATGGTGGCGCAAATCCACCGGGGCGAAGAAATCACCCCGCGCCCCTACGTGGACGCCCAGGCCGCCGACCGCCAGCAGACCAACGCATTGCTGGCGCGGCTGGTGCAGAGCAACGCCGAATTGAAGGCCGAGCTGGCAGAGATCAAGCGGTCCAGTCAAACCACCGCCAGCGGCATGACCGGCATCGTCAACAAGCAAGTGACGCTCGTCACGGAGGCCGTGTAATGCGGGTCATTGTCCCAGTCACCCCCACGCTCATCAGCAGCACCGTGCCCGAGCCCGACACGGGCGAGGCCACCTACAGCGCGGGCGCCACTTACGCCCTGGGCGCCACGGTCATCAGCACCACCACGCACCGGGTGTATGAGAGCCTGCAAGCCGCCAACACCGGCAACCCGCTGCCCGTGCCGCCTGAAACGCAGACCGACTGGTGGATCGAAACCGGCGTGACCAACCGCTGGGCATCGCTCGATTCTGCGCGCAACACGCAGAGCGTGGGCGCATCGCCGATGGTGGTGGTCATTGCACCCGGCGCCCGAATCAACTCCGTCGCCGTCATGGGCATGGAGGCTGACACCCTGCGCATCGAGATGATCAACGGCGGCGCAGTGGTGTACGACAAGAGCTTCGACCTCAAGCTGCGCCGCGTGCGCGACGGCTACGAATACTGTTTCAAGCCATTCGGCCTGCAGCCCAGCGTTTTGCAATTCGACCTGCCGCCGTTTTTTGCGGCTCAGGTGCGCGTCACCCTCACGCGGGCCACTGGCAGCGTCAAGCTCGGATCGGTGGTGGTGGGCAATTACATCTATCTTGGCGCCATGCAGCAAGGCGCCGAAAACGACGCGCTGAACTTCTCGACCATCGACCGCGACCTGTACGGCACAGCCACCCTTGTGCCGCGCCGCACGCTGCCCGTCACCACGCAGACATGCATCATCGAAAAGCAGCGCGTCACCGACCTGCTCGACGCCCGCGTGCGCCTCAACGCCGTGCCTGCCGTGTGGTCAGGTCTTGACGATCTGGGCTCCAGCGACTGGTTTGAGGCGTTCCTGATCTTGGGTATTTACAAGCGCTTTTCCATCAACTCACAGTACAGCGCAAGCCATGCGCTCGTCAACCTCAATCTGGAGGAAATTTAATGACCCCCGCACCCACAGTACCCAGCACGCTGGCGCCCGAAAGTTTCGCATCCGACATGGACGCCTTCCTCTCCTGGATGGCTATCTACTCTGGCGAACTGCAGACCGCAGGCAGCGCTTTCGGCTTGAGCATCACAGCCACCAGCACCACCAGCCTGACGGTGGGCACGGGCAGCCAGAGCTTGACCATCGGCACAGACAAAGGCTTTATACCCGGCATGGAAGTCGTGCTGGCGTACACCGCCACGCCCACCACGCGCATGGCGGGCACCGTCACCAGCTACAACGCCACGACGGGCGCGCTGGTGGTCAACGTCACCAGCGTGCAGGGCAGTGGCACCATCGCCGCGTGGAGCATCGGCCCGGCGGCGATGGTGTCGTTCGACGGGCAGACGTACACCGATTTGCGCCTGGCCGGCAAGATCACCGAGACGGCCTACGCCTTGACCGGCACGCTCATCGACCCCGCGAACGGGTCCATTCAAACCAAGACCCTCGCGGCAAACACCACGTTTACCGAAGCGCTGTCGGATGGGAACTCGGTGGTGCTGATCCTCACCGCCGGCGCGTACACCGTCACCTGGCCCACCACCATCTGGCTGTGGGGGGCTGCGCCAACGCTTTCGCCCACCGGCAAATCGCACGTCGTGCTGTACCAGGTGGCCGGCGTGCTCTACGGCGTGCTCGCAGGGACGTCGGCATGATCTCGCTGGCTGACAAGCTGCTTGCCTGCGGCAACTCGCGCCCGGCGACGCCCACATTTTTTGTCGGGCTTTCAAAAACAGGGGTACACGTAGGCGCCTCCGGCGTGGCGAGCGACAGCGCTGGTGGTTACGCCATTGTTGGGGGGATAAGCGATACCCCATCTGCGGTTTTTGTTGCCGTATTCGACGACTCAGGCGCTTTGCGGTGGCAGCGCAAGCTCAGTTTCACCTCAGCGCTCTCCTCACCGAAAGTCTGCTTCGATGCGTCCGGGAATCTTTATGTCGCAGCAGGCGACAACGAGACGTACAAGTCGGCCTACTTGATCAAGTACAACAGCGCCGGCGTTTTGCAGTGGCAGCGCAAGCTGTCTCTCGCGAGCTACAACGTGCAGGGCATTTCTTATTGGAATAGCATCAAAGTCTCCAACGAAGGGGCGATTTATTGGCTTTCCCACGTCATTGATGCGACGACTTACCCGGTCGTGGCGAAGTACGACAGCAGCGGCGCGCTTGCGTGGCAGAGGAAGATCACGAACGGCTCGGCCGCAAACACCGCCTGCAGCCTTGACACGGACCCCTCGGGCAGCGTGCTCGTGCGCTACGGGTTTGGGCCTACTTCCAACAACGAGTCGGCGGTCATGAAGCTGAACAACGCCGGCGCGTATTCAGCGGTCGGAAAATTTGCCAACTGCCCGTGGACTAGTGCACGAAGTATGGCTTGCGACAGCGCGGGAAATGTGTATCTATCGGCCCCAGACCTCGCTACGAACACCCCGAGAATCATTAAGCTGAACAGCTCGCTCGTATTTCAGTCGGCAAAGACGGTGGATGACACAGTCGGCAATTTCAACTATGGGATGGCGCTCATCGGCGATGCGCCAGTTGCGATAGGCGACGGCAGCACCTTCTCTTACGCGCGGTTCTCGGCTGCGCTGGCGCTCAATGCGCTGCGGAAGATCACATCGAGCGCGGGGGCGTTCACACCTTTGTGTCTCGCCAACGACCCGAAATGGCTGATTGCAGGCGGCCAAGGGCGCATTTCGCAAGCGTCCTACAACGATGCCGCGCTTATAAAACTCGACCCGGGAGACGATCTGGGGGCCTACCCGCCCATGGCGGTGACCGACTATGCCGACACGGCATCGGCAGGCACCACCCCGGGGGCGGGCAGCGACAACTCCACCAGCAGCGCTTCCGCACTGACCGAGGCGGCCGGGGGGCTCACAGACGCCGCAGGCACGCTCACCATTACCCGCTACGCAAAGGATTAAGACCATGGCTCAAGCATTTCGCAGCCGCGCCACCGGCGCCTACCCCGTGACGGCGGACATGATTCGCCAAGCGCACAAAGCCACCGTGAGCTTTGGCCCGATGATCACGCCCGACGTGGCCGATGCGCTCGGCTACGACGTGGTGCTGGTAGATCCCCCGCCCGAGTACGACACGGCCACCCACGAGCTTGTGGCCGTTGACCCGCAGATCATCGGCGGCCAGTGGGTGCAGGGGTGGACCATGCAGGCCATCCCTGCGTCGGTCGTTGCCTCGCGCTCGCAAGCCCTGCGCACCGGCCTGGTCACACAGATCGACGAGGCCGTGGCCGCGATCTATGGGCGCTTCACCCGCTTTGCGATCGAGTACCAAGAGCGTGAGGCGCAGGCCCAAGCGTTCAAAGATGCAGGCTACACCGGCCCCGTGCCGCCCCGTGTAGCTGAGTTTGCGACACCCGCAGGCATGCCCGCACAGGCCGCGACTGACCTGATCCTGGCCCAGGCCGCAAGCCTGCGCACGGCCCAGGCCACGCTGTCGGCCCTGCGCATGCGCAAGTATGAGGTGCTGCGTGCTGCCACGGATGCGCAGGCGCAGGCCAGCGCGGACACGATCCTGCAATCCATCGCCGCCGTGGGCGCGCAGGTGTCGTGATGCAAGTGGCTTTCTACAAAGGCCGCAAGCGCATTTTCAACCGGCTCGTGTCATGGTGGCTCGATGGCCCTTACTCGCACTGCGAGATTGTCCTTTGCACCAACACCACGGGCACCGTCACATGCGCCAGCAGCAGCCTCATGGACGGCGGCGTGCGCATCAAGCATATGCACCTCAACCCGGCCCACTGGGACTTGGTGCCCGTGACCGGCGATGTGTACGACGCCTGGCACTGGCTGTCGCAGCATCAGGGTCAGGGTTATGACTACCTCGGTTTTATGGGCTTCATCGCCCGCGCGCTGGGGCATGACAAGCGCCGCTGGTTTTGCAGCGAGGCCGTGGCAGAGATGCTGGGCATGCCCGATAGCTGGCGGTTTGACCCGTGCAGCTTGTGGGCGGCGTTGTCCCGGCCCAGCCAAACCACCAACCAACCCGCCCAGGCGGGTTTTTTTACGCCTGCGGACGCAGATAAATGAGCACTACACAAACCACCACAGAAGGGGCCGCAATCATGGCAACCAAAGCCGCCCCGCCCGCAGCGGTATCGCTGGCAACCATCGCCGGGTATCAGGTGTCTGAGCTGGTTTTGTGGGCCACGCTGGCGTACACGGTGCTGATGATCGGGCACAAGCTGGTGCAGATTTATCGAGAAGTGCAGGGGAAGGGGGGGGCATGAACGCCGCCCGCAAAGCCGCCATTGCCGCAGCCGCAGGCGTGGTGCTGGCCTCTGCCGGGCTGCTCACCCAGATACGCGGGCATGAGGGGCGCGAACTCACACCCTACCGCGACATGGTGGGCGTGCTGACCGTGTGCGATGGCATCACCGGCCCCGACGTGCGGCCCGGCAAAACCTACACCGACGCCGAGTGCAACGCGCTGTCCCTGCGGCATGTGGAGGCGCACGGCGCCAAGCTGCTGCAGTGCATCCATGTGCGCGTCACCCAAGGCTATTACGACGCCCTCGCCTCATGGGCCTACAACGTGGGCGTGGGCGCGGCCTGCGGTAGCACGCTGGTGCGCCTGCTCAATGCGGGCGAATACCGCGCCGCCTGCGACCAGCTTTTGCGCTGGAACCGGGCGGGCGGCAAAGTGGTGCGCGGCCTGACGAATCGGCGCATGGCCGAGCGGGCGCAGTGCCTGCAATCCATCCCGCAACCACCGAAGGGCCTGGCATGACCGTGCTTCAAAGACTCTACACCGCCCCGCTCCTGTGGATCGGCGTGCTGGTGCTGCTGGGCTTCTTTGC